CCGTTCTGGACCACTCTCATATTCTTTTCTTTCGGAATATGACGACCGCACCTCTGTGCGCATCGCGGCTTGCCCCACTTAAAACCGCCAGCGGTTGTAGGGTTCGCTGTACTTGTCGCTCTCTCGCGGCAAGTACTGAGGAGACCGTTCGGTCTGGTTTGAGGCTTGTTCGGATGCGCTTTTCCCTTGGGAAAGGCGAGTTACCGGACCTCAAACCTGCCGATCTTGGCAAGTATCTCCTCTTTCTTCTCTCCCCCCGGTCCAGCCGGGTCTCCGTTCCTTTCCCCCGCGTCCAGCGCGGCTGGGATGACGAGGGCTTCCCTCGTCTCCTACGCCTGGGACGTCGGCAGCGGTGGGAACTGGCGCACAGCGTCAGTTCCATCAAGAAGGGCCTTCCTTCCACCGTCTGCTCCCATCACTCCCCCCCCTCCGTCCGTTCGTCTTGGTTCGCCAGGGCTTGCGATCCCTCTCCCTCCTCTTCTTCCCTTGAATACCTTGCGTTCGCACGTAAGGTTGTTCAGGACGCCCTGCCCCTGGGTTGGGATAGTCGCTACTTTGACTTCTGTCATAGCTTCTTTCCCAAACGATCGTCCCGTTACGATCGTGGCTTCTCTTCCGAATTTTGGTCTTTGGGTTCCTACGAATCCTTTCAGGCCCGGGTTCGGTCTGGTGGTCCCCTTCCCAAGGGGGTGGGCGGTTGGAATCTCCGTTACAAGGAGGTTCCTTCCGCAGGGAAGTTGAGGCCTATGGGTATTCCAACCTACCGTTGGGATACCCTGGGACCCTTGCATGAGTGCCTCTACTCATACTTGGGGAGAAAGGATTGGTTGCTTGTGGGCCCGCCCGCAGCATCCGATATCGATAGGATTTGCCAGTTTGACTGGCAGACCTCTATCGACCTCGTGGGGGCTTCAGACAATCTCAGATTGGATGTTGCCGACACAATCCTTTGCGCGATCCTGTCGCGTTGCGAGAAGGTTCCTGGTTCTGTGCGCCAGGACGCTGTGGATTCCCTTCGTCCGTTCGTGGGTGACTCTCAGGTCACTCACGGACAGATGATGGGCACTTACCTTTCTTTCCCTCTTCTCTGCTTGCAGTCGTACGTGGCAGCCCGTTGGGCTACTCGTGACACTCAAGCTGGAATTTTGATCAATGGTGACGACTGCCTCATCAGCAGCCCCCGTCCCATTCTCAATAATGATTACCCCGACTGGGCGATCATTAATGAGACCAAAACTGGCCGTTTTAGGTCAGTTGCGGAGATCAATTCCACGTGTTTCCTTAGGGATTCACGGGGAAGGTGGAAAGAGGTGAAGCACCTCAGGAGGGGTGGTGGTACGCGTGACCTCCAGGGTCACGTGCACCAAGCAGCTGTTTGTCGGGCTGCTGGTCCGTTGTGGGAGCGTGCCTTCGTCCTTGCGAAGTCTCGCTCTAGGTGGTGTCTACGCCCGAGCGATCTCGGGTTCGATCTCGGCATACTTGAGGTCTTCAAGTATGAACGACGGCTCAGCCGTCGTGGTTATGCGGTCCTGCCGCGTAACACCGGGCTCGATGACGGTCGTTATCGACTTTCCTTCGATTCGACGTCCGTGGAGAGGTTGGAGGTCCAGATGGACCTGTGGGTGGGCGGTCGGTCCTTTCAGACCGAACGTCAACCGTTGACCTACAACGCCTTCAAGCGCTGTATGGTCAAACCATCATCTGCATTTTTACGTGCTCGTGCTGGTGGGTGGCGTGGCTGCGAACTTTCGTTCGGAGTACGTTCCCCGGTTGTCGCTCCTCGTCCGCGTGGCGAGGTCGTCCTAGCGGAGTCTAGACTGTCCTGCAGTCCTGGTCCCGTTTGTTTGGAGGAAGACGGTGTTCTTCTCTTGGTAAAACCCTTTGACTCCTGGTCTTAGCGAAGGTTTTATGCGGTGTGTCGTGTGTCGACGGACGGTCCCTATGGACCTCTTCCCTGATAAGGGCGACCATTGAGGATCTCTCCTCCGCAAGAGATCGCGTTCTGCCCGTGGAGGGCCACCTGCAGTAGCGGGTGTGCGCGGCCACCCTTGACAGGGTAGGGGGACCTTCTCAAGGTCCGAAAGAGAGGGTGAGGCGGCTTAAAATCCGCGGTGCTCCAAGTCAATTGGGCATATAGGGAGTGGACGCCGGCTAGCCGGCAAGTGGTTGCCTGTGTAGGCAGCAGCTGCGAGG